GATGTTTTTAATCGCTCCGGGGAATTTTATGGGTTTTATATCCATACAAAGGGAGTCAGTTGGCCGGGTCATGAAGGAGGAAAGTATTGGAGGGATTATATGAATCATTATATACTGAGGAAATGGATGCTCGACATCCGCTTCCTGAATATAGGGTATGACACTTGCGGAGTGAAACTGATCAACAAAGGTTGGCCGCTTCACTATTCGGGGAATTTCTTTTGGTTCAAAGCGGATTATGTAAAAAGGTTAATCCCGGTAAGTATGATGAACAGGAAAGACCGCTTTAATGCCGAGATGTGGGTCTGTTCAGGAACTCCCATTGCCGCAACATTATGTCAGGATTTTGTTGATTATGATACAAAAGGAATATTCAATCCCAATGAAAAGACAGTTTCAAATGATTTGCTGTAAGTGCGGGACTGCATTTCAGGGCAAAGTTCTGACTGTAAAAAACACACTTTGTAAAAAATGTCGGAAACAAATTAAGAGATGAAACAAATTAACAGGAATTGGATTCAGGTTATACTTATTTTATTGGTATTCTTTATTGCTATTTTCATAGGGCGAACCTGTTCCGGTCAGGTATCATTTAATATAACAGGAGGCGGGTCGTACTCTGATGAAATTAACTACTTTGTCGGATGTGAACTCCAAGGGTCAAATGTTTCAGTGACTACAGCATGGCATCCGCAGCGGCTTGAGAAGTATTTCTATGTAAATGGATTTTCATTGAAAGCAACTTATTATCTCTGGGCGTATCAGACTACTCCTTATTTCGCAATGGGAGTGGTAACACATGGCAACTATAAACGTGATGAGATGACAGGCAAGGCTTTCCGGTCTATGCCTATTGTTGTCGGGTTTAGGTTATACCCTAACGATTATAACGATAATATTATGGATGAGTTATCATTCGACATCGGGGCAGGTATAGAACTTGCCAAATATAAGCCTTATCCTTATGTTGAACTTACAATGAATTTTGCATTGGCCAAATATAAATGACTCTAATTACGATGAAAAACTACTGCTTTACACTTGCTTATAATTTACCTTCTGAGACAGAGAAGGTGACAAAATTGCTCTATGAACAGAATCAACCCGGGACTTTTGAACATACAATATTTGATCTCGGCTTTCCGATTGTCACCGGGGATGAAGTGCCCAAGTCACTCGAGGGCGCAAAGAAAATCAACTCAAGCAAACTCATTGAGATCGCTGCCCGGTATGGATCAAATTATGCCGTCATGGAAAACATTGGAGTCTCTCAGAATTGGACACAAGCATACCAATACCTGAAGCCTGAGAACACAGATGTTCTGATCGGTTGTGATCCCGATGAGCATCCGTTGAATATCGGATGGGTTGAGAAGATGGGAAACGCCATCAGGCAAGGGGACTTTGGGTTAGCCTCATTAATGATGACTGACCATGTTGATATTGTAAGGGACTTCCCAAAATCAGAAATGTGGTTCGGGGGCGCAAGGGTTTATATTTTCCCGGGACAGGCACTCAATTGGGCACTTATTGGCCTGAGCGGGAGACTCCTGAATATAATCAAAGAGATACCATACCCGCCTAAGGCTCAGAGATATGGTTGGATCGAGGGAAGCCTTGCCCCAAAGATTACCGAGGCCGGGATGAGATGTTGTATTTTGCCGGATTATAAGGTGAGACATACCGATTTTGAACTCGGTGATCCCGGGACTTCTTCACTCCTGAGGGAATGGAAAAATCAAATCATCTTTAATATTCATCAGTATGGTCAGATGTCGTTTGACTCGTTCCTAATGATGAGAAAGGAGGGAAGGATATGAAGAAGATACTCATTACGGGAGCGGCAGGATTTATCGGGAGCAATATCGCCCGGGCGCTAAACTTTGAATACGGATACGGGGTTGTCGGGGTTGACGACCTCTCCTTTGGTGATATGGCAAATGTTCCAAAAGGAATCGAGTTCTATGAGCAGGGGTTCGAGACGTTGGGGGACTGCAATGAGTATGATGTTATCATTCATTGTGCAACATCAAACATCATATATGCCATGGATCATCCCGTGGAAACATTCAGGAATAATGCGCACAATACGGTTGAGTTCTTCAGGAAAAACCAAATGCCGAAGATCATCTATACTTCAACCTCATCCGTTTATGGGAATGCCGAACAGATACCAACACCCGAGGATGCTGAATTAAAAAGTTCAAATTCGTATGACATCTCCAAGCGGATCGCTGAGGTATTTCTTCAACAAAGAGGGAATTATACAACCTTCAGATTGTCAAATGTATATGGAAACAAACAGCTTGCTTCAAATCCATATTGTGGGGTTATCGGGAAACTTGTATTTGCAAACTTGAACAAATCAATCTTTAACATATATGGAAATGGGGAATGTACCAGAGATTATACATTTATCTCGGATGTGGTTGAAGCTGTCAAGAAGGCAGTGGCGCTTCCGGGGTTACAGACTGAGGTCAATATTGGGACGGGGGTTGAGACTTCTATCATTGCTTTATATCGCTTGGTTCAAAATATAACGGGTAGTATGCAATTGCTTTCTGACAACCCTCCCCGGAAGATTGACAAGATCACCCGGAGAAAACTTGACATTCGTAAGGCAGCACAACTACTTGATTGGAAGCCGACAATCACAATTGAAGAAGGACTAAAACGAACAATTGATTGGTATGCCGAACACCTCGATAACATTCAGAAACAAGTTTCTGTACCGTCAGGCAGCATTCCTCAATAAGTACGAAAAACTTTTTGGGAAGGTTGCTGATGACGTTGCGGCGCTGAAAGATAATCCCTCGGCACGGTTTGTCAAGTCTTTTGACTTCACGAAGGCCAAACCTATCAATGTCGGCATGGGAAACCTGATGGTTGATTTCAAGGCAAAAAGTTTCAACCTGATCCGGGATGCTCAAATGGCTTCTGCCGGGGTCAGTTTCCTCAAGAATAATGAGATCACCGGGAAATATATTGAGACAATTGGCAAACTCGGGAAGGACTTTCAGAAGGAAGGCTATATCCCAAACATCAATTCAATCATGGCATTTGTCGCCCGGGAGCGCCCGTCAGATAACTTGTCGAGTGCCGTTTGGCAAATAGGGGATCAACTCAGGGCGGAGATGGAGATACAGCTTGGACTCGGCATAATGAACGGGGACTCACCCGCAACAATAAGCAGAAGGATCAGGAAATACCTCAACAATCCAACGGCACTATTCCGCAAGATCAAGGATAAGGATGGGAGACTCGTCCCGGGGATCAAGGAGAGAATGTATCATCCCGGGCGAGGGGTTTATAAATCGGCATACAAGAACGCCATGCGACTCACCCGGACTGAGACAACTCAGGCTTATCTCTTGGCGGATCACTTTCGTTGGCTGAATGAGCCATTTGTGATCGGGGTCAGGATCAGCCTCTCGGGTGCTCATCCTGCTTATCCTTTCCCTGAGATATGTGAAGTCTTGGCAGGGGATTATCCGAAGTGGTTCATTTGGGTTGGTTGGCATCCTCATTGTCTCTGTAATGCAGTCCCCATCATGATCCCCCGGGATGACTTTCGTGCCATGCTCCGGGGAGAGAAGCCTATGAGTGCTCAGATGATTGACGTCATGCCTGAGAAGTTTACCAAATGGGTTGAGTACAACAGGGGAAGGATTGAGAAGGCAAAGTCTCCTCCATATTTCATTTTGGATAACTACAAAAACGGTCAGGTTGCAAGCGGATTGATACGTCCGGGGATTCCTGCTCCGGTTATTCCTCCTCCCGCTCCCAAAGTTGCTCAGACATTTGAACAGATTGCTCAACAGGCGCTTAACAATGCAACAACAGTTCAGGAATGCAATGATGCCGCCCGGATTATGCTTGGGGCAGAGGTATTTGAGCACAAGATCACAAATGTTCAGATACTCAAAGAGGCTTACACAAGACTTTCACAACTCCGGGATCAGTTCAAATGGGGAAGCGGAACGCCTGTAAAAATAAGATATATTGGCAATGAGACGAGGAAAAATATTTGGGCGTCCGCAAATGCTCAGACCTTCAATATGTCAAAACAATATTGGAATGATCCGGTTGCGTTTGCCAAGAGTGTTGCTGAGTCGGTTGAAACGGCATTCCATGGAGTAGGTTGTACCACAATAAAGAGTGTGATTGATCATGAATTTGGTCATGTCCTCACAGCAACGCCTATTTGGATCACAAAACCACAGTATATTGGGGGAGCGGCTGAATCAATGAAGGAATTTGGGAGTGCAATCAGATCATTGAGCAGGTCATATCATCTGAGTTTGAATGGTATTCAGAAGAATATTAACAAAATCATTGCAAGTGAAAAGGCGGTTATTGATGCGGGTTGGGAAGGGCACGAAATTTCAGCATTAATGCCTTCAAAAAAATTAAAATATTCCCTCGATCAATACAAGGTCACATATGGGATGCCTAATTATTTTGAAGTTGATATTGAACAATCGGCTCTCTCGGCCACGGCAAAAGCAAAGATCAAGGAACTTTGTCGTCAATTTGATGCCACAAGGATCAGTCGTTACACAAACAAGAACTTGGATGAATTTGCCGCCGAAGGCTTCACCTCAGCAATTAACAACCCGGGAGGGAATGTTTATGCCACAAAGATTATGGAACTGATTAAGGATATGCAAAAAAAATATGGACAATGACAACATTCGCAGAACCCGTTTGCTCAAGGTGCAAACATTACAATTCAACGGACAATTCCAAATGGAGTTGCAAGGCGTTCCCCCGGGGAATCCCTGAGAAGATATGGGAACAGGGAACTCATGACGAGCCAATAAAAGGTCAACGCAATAGCATTGTGTTCGAGTCTATTATAATGCCTCCCAAAAGATAATGGAGGAAATACTTGTTTATTATTAATAAATTGCAGTAACTTTGAAAATCATTTTAGCTATGAAAGAAAAAATTCTTCAGTATTTGAAAACCAAGATCGGCGCACACGCCGGAGGGATTCAAGACGCCTTCCTGATCGGGATTGCAGAAAAATTCAGCAAAACCATCACCGAGGAAGATAAGATACCGACAGAAATCAACGACAGTGTATTGGAGACCGTGAAGGCAACGTATGATTTTATGCAATCAGAGGTTGGCCGCCGGACAACAGACGCACAGCAAACAGCATTAAAAAATTGGAGAGAAAAACACGGACTCGATGAGAATGGCAAACCGATTGAAAAACCGGGAAAAACCAAACCAACCGAGAACGTGGGAGGCGATGACGTTCCTCCATGGTTCAAGGAATACCAAAGTAAGGTATCAACAGAGACGGCAGAACTGAAAGGCAAAATTGCAAACATGGAATCTGAGAAAACCCGTGAACAACTTCTTGGCAAAGTTCACTCCGCACTCAAGGAGAAGGGGATTCCTTTGTCATTCCTTGGCAAGGTTGCATCCCGGCATCTGACAGTTGAATCAGAGGATAAGATTGACCCACTTATTGCGGAGATTGAAGGTGATTGGAATACTTTCACTCAGGATGCCGCAAATAATGGAGTAAATGTCGTCATCCCAAAATCAGGGTCAGGTACTCCGCCTGACGGGGAAGCAAAGGGCAAGGAGATTGCCGCAAAGAGAAATGCCTCCGCCACTGAAGGTGTGAAGGCCAAAAAACTTTAATTAAAAACTAAAAAAATGCAAATAGTAAATAGCGATCCATTTGGGGGAGGAGCAGTCGTTTGGGACGAAATCCTCGAGGAAATCCCCGGAGGCGCAGGCTTGAATGTTACACGATTGGATTACACCAATACGCTGAAGAAATACATTCCCGCCGGAACTCCGGTTTATTTCGACCCCGCCACTCGCATTGCAGAGGTTGTGAAAACAGCACTTTGTATTGATGGAGGAGGCTCAACCACACCAAGAGTTCAGAAAACTCATCATTTCAAGGTGGGTAATATCTTGAATGATGGCACAACAGGCGCAACAGTAACGGCTGTCAACACCACGGCAAGTGATGATTATGATATTCTTACTGTCAATACCGCCGTAATCTATGCCGCAGGGACAAAGTATTATGAAGGAGCTGCAACAGGCGTGGATGTAACAAAATACTTCACACCAAACGGTCTTGTAAAATCGCCGACATACATTGCCGAAGGTAATGCTGATGTCCCGGTTGTAGTTATAGGAACTGTCCGTGAGGGTGCTCTCGTTTATCCGCTTGCTGATGCGCTGAAAATATCGCTCAGAGGAGGAACTGCCGGAACAGGTAAATCATTAATAACCGTAAGATAACCAATAAAACCATGCAAACACCAATAGTACAGGGGTTTACAGAAGCCGGATTGGTTTCTTACCTCAGAGACAGGCAGTACAATGAATTGTATTGGCCATTATTCTTCCCACTTGTCAATGTGAACACACTTGACGGAAAGACCCTGATCGGGGAACAGGGATCACGCATTGCCGCTCACATCATTTCTTATGATGCAAAAGCACCGGAAGCAAGCAGAAAACAAGTAACAACCCAACATTTTGATATTCCCAAGATAGCCGTTTCCCGGAGAAAAACCGAGAAAGAGATTCTTGAGCATACCATCACCCGGGCATACAGGGGAAATGATGCCGTTTTGGAGGATTACTTTGCCGATGCTGATTATGTTTTCGATGCCGTAAACGCAAGAATGGAATGGATGTCACTTGTTGCACTGTCAACAGGCAAGATGCAATTGACCGTTTCCAATAACCCTATGGGTATTGTGAATGAGACGGTGATTGATTTCGGTCTGCCGACTGCAAACAAGAAAACAGCATCAGTCATTTGGAGTGAAGTTAATGCCGCACTTATGAAGCCAATAACAGACTTCAAAAAAGTGATGAAAGCCGCAAGGGACAAAGGTATTAGGCTTGGCAGGGCACTCATGCACCCGGACGCTCTTGATCTTATCATTGGCAGCACTGAATTTCAGGATGCCGCAAAATCAATGATAATTGGTCAGCAAAATGTCCTCGGATATGTTGGTCTTGACACAGTAAATCTTATATTCCGTGCGCTCGGACTTCCTGAAATATCCATAATTGAGACATCAATTGGGATCGCCGGGAAAGACGGTGTTGCAACCGAAACAAATCCATGGAGTTCAACCCATGTTCTTTTTGTCCCTCAACCCGCCGTTGGAGGCTTCTTTAATGCTCCGATAGCTGAGGAAATTGAGAGACCGCCGGATGTAGTTCAGGCAAAAAGGAGCAACGTGCTTATTTCTGTAAAAAGGGATTTTGACCCCGTTAGCGTACTAACCAAGGGAGAAGCTAACTGCTTCCCATCATGGCCAACCGTTGACAGGTGTTATAATCTTTATATTGCACACGCAAGCACTTGGGCATAAAACTCCATTGTCATGACAAACTCGGAGGCATTACTCGCAAAGGTCGGGTATCCTCTCTCTGACAATGCGATTCATCTCGCTCTTGAGGGGAGGGAACTTGATCCCGTTGACATATTTGTTGCGCTTGAGAATGTTCAGGCGTTTGATCTTGCGTTTGCTGACGCATTGGTGATGATAATCTCCCAACCAAATTCAATTTCGGAAGGGGGATATTCCATTTCGGTCGGGGATCGTAAGACACTTGCGGAGATGGCAAACAAAATATTCCTGAAATACGGGAAAGCCTCTCCGCTCGAAAATCCAAAACCGAAGGCAACATTTGTTCAGCGATGGTAGAGCAATATCCACATACGATCATAATAACAACTGTCACCGAGCCTGTTCAGGACGAGGAAACCGGACTGTTCGAGGAAGGTACGCCAACAGTTTATTTGTTCAAATGCCGGGCGGAACGCAACGGCGGGGCAGGCAGGATCATTGGCGCTGACGGGACAGAGATCATTTATTCGCATTCCATTTACCTTCCCCGGATGACAACTGTCATCCCGGTTGATTCAGGATACGTTTTGACAATGGGGGAGGAAACCATGCGGGGCAAGGTGAAAGGAGCGAGTAACGGTCAAATGAATTCAAGGCTATGGGTATAGAACCGAAATACAACAAGGAGGAGATTGAAGCGGAATTCAATCGCAAACTGATCGCCACAGATTCTCAAATCATCTTGGCATTTCAGAGGGCGGGCGAGGACTTCTTCACGGACGCAACTTTGCAGCCGGGCGGCGCAGACGCACACTCCCTCGGATTTTATCAGGATCGTACCACAGCATTGAGGAAGTCAATCGGGTATTACATTTTCAGGGACGGGGAATTATTATTCTTCAAAGAGGACTCATTGCCTCCCGAGGCCAAGGCCGAGGTTCAGGCGCTTGTGATCAAGAAAGGCTATCAGCTTATCGGGGTCGCAGGAATGGGTTATGCCTCCTATGTGGAGGCGAAAGGATATAATGTCATTTCCAATCAGGCGGAAGCGGCAATTATCAACCTGAGAGAATACATCTCTGATCTTGCGGTATTTGCACAAAAAGAAGGGGAATAAAATGGCGAACTTTGTTACAACGGACTATATCAT